CTGGTAAGAAAATCAGAATTGGTGGCTAAATGGAAGAAGAGTTTGAACAGCCAATAATCGTAGGTGAGGATGACTTTGAACCACCTGTGGTTATGGATGAAGACTTTGAAAGTCCTATTGATCTAGGTACAACTATTAAGACTCAATCACCTGCAGTACCGCAAGGTGTTGAGGATTCTTCGTATGTTGACTTAGACAATATCTTCGCAGAGTATGGACGTAAGCTAACTAAAGAGGACATCGTAGAAGATGACCGTCTTATGGAAGTTATCCGTTCTAATTTGGAATCCAGATTTACCCCAGGTGGTGTGCTTACTAAAGCTAGACGTGGTGTTACTGGTCTGGGTGGTGGTGCTATTGGTGGGCTATCTTCTCAAGACTATCGTGAAATGAGTAACGACAAGGTCTTTGAGATTTGGCAGAACTACCAACGTTCTTTTGCTGGCGGTCAGACTGTAACCACAGCTAATGAGATTGCCTATGGCATGTCAGCAGATGATAGCATCAAGGCAAAGCTTGGTGCTGGCTATCTACTCTTTGATCAGATGGACAATGCCTTTACTGGTGAAGGTTCATGGGCAGAGATGGGAGATGCTATCTGGGACTACGGTAAGTCTGCAGTCTACGATCCATCAACAATTTTATCACTAGGTATTGGTAAGCTGATTGGCTTTGGTGGAACTAAAGCTAGCTCTGCAGCTGCACGTAGGCTAATGACTAAAGCTTATCAGCAGCAGATCAAGAAGGGTGTAGCTAAACAAACAGCTCTTGGTAATGTAGGTAAAGCAGTAGCCTCAACACTACCCTATGCTACAGCTGATGCCCTTATTGGTGCAGGGGTTGATGTAGCATACCAATCACAGTTAATTGATGTTGGTGTGCAAGAGGAATATGAAGCAGCTCAGACAGCACTTGCAGCGGCTGGTTCTCTTGTCGTTATACCAACACTAAAGGGTGTAGGTGCATCAGTCAAAGAGTTCCGTAAGAGTGATCTAGCACCACAGTTCTTAGCTTACAGAGAGTTTGATCAGAATCTAGTTAAGATTGGCTTTGAGCAAGCTAAGAAAGAACTTGATAAACGTGTTAAGAAACAAGTTCTTATTGATAGTGTTGATGAAAGCTTTGGACTTATCAAAGGTGACACAAGAGACCTATTAGCTTGGCCAGAGTTTAGAGCTAAAGCTAATGAACGTGTTGAAGTACGTGGTGAAAAGTATTCTGATGACGAAGTAACTAACGCTTTCTTCCAATACTTCTGGTTAGGTACACCAGACGGAAAGACTAAAGGTTATTTCCAAGCGTTGAAAGAAGCTGGGTTTACCATTCACGAGTCTATGCTTGAAGAGATCAACCAAAAAACTGGTAGACGTATCGGTAAAGCTGGTGTCTTTGCCCAGACGATTAAGTACCTAGGGCCATCTAAAGTAAAACAGATTGTAAAGAAGTTTGAAAAAGATACAGGTTACAAATTAAAGTTTATAGATGAAGATGGTACAGTAATTCCAGGATCTAAAGCTACTCCAGTAAGTCTTGCATCACATTTTGCACGTCAAGCAAGTCTTGGTGGTGAAAGCTTGTGGCTAGTCTCTCACCTTAGTCGTTTAGAAAAAGCTGGTATAGATATTAAAAATGCAGCTGAACTTGCTGGTGGTGCTGTTAAAGCAGCAGATGATCCAAAGCGTATGCAGTACGTTATGTCGCTGTATAAAAGACTACTTACCTCGCACCTATCCACAACTGGTGCCAACGTAAAAGGTTTTAGTCAGCTTGTAAGTATTAACAGCCTTGCTGACTTCTTTACTGCTGCAGTTAATCTAGGTCAAGCAGGTGTAGCTAAGGTAGCTGGTAACGAAGAGGCTGTAGAACAGTTTATGAACAGATCCTATGGCTCTGCTCTTGGTGCTGTTCGTCGTGGTGTAGATGTATTCTCTCCTGACATTCCTATGGAATATGCAGACAAGATGTTTGAACTAAGTCCTGCAACTGCTGAAAAACTTTTTAGAGATATCGCAGGTGATGGTGGTGTACGTGATGCACTATCTGATTTTAATTTAGATAAGATCAAACGTACTGGTGCCCTTGAAGGTTTAGACGAAGTAGAGATGTTAGCTTGGAAAGGTGCTGATGCAGTAACCAAAGGTGCTCAAGCACTGACTATGGTTAGGGTACAGGATGAGCTAACTAAACGTTGGGCATTTGGTACTAACCTTAATCAAGCTATCATGCGTGAATACGGCATGACCTTTGAACAGTTCTTTGATCCTAAAAAAGCTAACTGGTCTGCTGTTGAAATGTCTACAGATAGATTCCAGAAGAATGTACTTGATAAGGCAACCTTTAGAACTCTGAGAGAGACAGCTTCTGTAAACTGGTCTACTCTTCCTGGAAAAGAAAGCTTAATCTCTGCAAGAACTTGGGCAAAAGGTATTGAAGGATTTACTAACAGAACACCGCTAGGTTTTGTTGTACCATTTGGTAGCTTCTTAAACACTACAGTAGCAACTATGTCAGACCTTACTGGTATCAATGCTATGAGGTTTGGTGTCAAGAAAATGACTGGTCAAGAGCTAGACTTCGCAACTCGTGAAGGTGCAGAATCTCTAGGTAGAATGGCTGCAGGTTGGTCACTGATTGCCACTGGTATCTTTGTCGCAGGTGGTGCTAAGGATCGTATTGAAAACAATCTAGCTTATAACCAAGACATACAAGACGATGGTTCAATTCAAGACAGAACTTATGACTGGCCTGTATCTACAATGAGACTGCTATCTCAGATTGGTGCACATGGTCTAGGTCAAGACAACCAGTGGGACTGGAGTGAAGTTCCTGCAGACCTTTGGAAAGAGCTTGGAGTTCAAGTTGGTGGTCAAGCTGTAAGAGACCTTGATGAAGTAGGTCAAACCATTGTGTATGCAAGTGAGCAAGCTATCGAAGGTAACTTCCAACCACTGCAGGATATGCTGTCAGGCTCTGTAGGTAGGGTTGTACAGGGTTTCTCAAGACCAGTTGATCCAATCAACCAAGTATGGGGTATGGTATCTGATAACGAGATGAACCCTGATCGTCGTCAAGGTGCAGAGTTTCAAAATCAAATACTTCGTTACATCGACAATGTAATTGGCGGTGTTGATGAGGATTTACCTAAACGTGCTACACCTACAAGAGGTACACAGTTTGTTCCTGACATCGGTAAACAAGTGTTAGGTAATAGAACACTACAAGTTCCTAACCTGATCGAGAAGATGATGAACGCTGCAGGTAGGCCTTACTGGAAAGCTGTAAGATTTGATGGACCTGCAGAACTTAAGAACAAGATGGACGCACTAGCTGCACCATTCTTTGAGACAGCTGCACTAGAATACCTAAAGAAAAATCCTGACTACTTTAGACTACCACTCAAAGATAAAGAAAAGATTCTGGATGAGATAGGAGCTGAGGTCAGAAAGAATGTGACAAGTGTTGTAGAAAAAGGTATGCCAAAAAGTATCAACGTTCTTCGTACACTGTCTAATAAAAATAAGAAACAAGTTAGAAATGTGATGGAGTTCTTGCAGATTGAAGGTGATCTAGAGGACTTGTTAAAAGAGGAGGATGGTCTCCAACAGCTATTACGAATACAGACTCTGGTTGATAACTACGACGATATATTCTACGGAGACTTAAACTTAGACTAAAATAAAAGGGGGCATCAAGCCCCCTCTTTTTATGTGTCATCATCTAACATATAATCTGCCCAATCATATGCTTGCCGTTTTATTTCCTGCATATTGTTACTCGACCTGCCACCAGCCAATAGACCACTCAAAGCCTGACCCGCCAAGTAGATTCTTGCAGTCAGGCTTTTTGTTGTTGGAGCTTTACGCTTTTGCTGAGTAAACTTTTTTGCTTCTTTCTCTAAGCTCTCTTTCAATTATCAGCTCCTTGTTTTTGAAATAGGCTTTGTTAAAACCCATCTCCCAATCCCTGTTATCTTTTGTATTAACTTGGTAGGGATTGCCCAAGTTACCCTCAAGGAAGGCTTGGTAGCCTTCATTAAAAGGTCTCATCTTTTGCTTTGATGTTGTATAAGTGCTTCTAGGTACCATCTTGCTTTCTTCAAATCCTCTAGACCATTTTTATAACGCCACCGATGTAAGTACTTCGCAACGTTACCCCGATAATAACCGATAAGCTCATCATCTGTCAAGATGTCTTTGATGTAATCAATACATTCAATGTCACCTTGACCATAATGAGGAGGCTTGTTTACGTTATCTGTCATAGTATAATCAACTCCGCTTCTGTGTATGGAATGTGAAAGAACAACTCACCTGGTCTGATGTATCTACCCTTTGCTTCACCAAGACTTTCCTTAGTCAACAAGAAGTCTCTGATACGCCAAGCTTGCTTGAGGTCTTTGCGAAAGACGTAGAAGTTAAGTACCCCATTCTCACCCTGATACTTATCAAGTAGGCGTTGCTTACGTTCTGGAATACGTATCTCCATCCAGTGTGTAGGCCAGTCACCATCCCAAGCTACCTTAACCTCAGCCTCATTGAAGTAAGTGTAGCCATGCTTCTGAGAAACAACATCTACGTGGTAGTTCTCTTCAGTGTTGACTAACACATGTCCCTTCTTTGTGAGATACTGTACCAAAGCATCCTTCGCTTGTGAATCGTATGCTTCGTATAGTGCTCTATTAAACGCTTTTCTGACGGGCTTGCCCATGTTCAAGGTACTCCTTAAGTTCTGTGTACCCACCAATGTGAGACCCCGAAGGGCTAAAGATCTGAGGTACTGTGGTGATACTAGA